TGAAGAGCGAGACGCGCGGCGGGGTGCTGACCCTGCTGGCGAGAATCAAGGACGTGGTCCCGGAGTTCGAGGACCTCGTCAGGAGAGGTGTTTACAAGAAACGGTCCGCGGCTTTTTACCCGGACGGGCGCTTGCGCCACGTCGGGTTTCTCGGCGCGGCCCCCCCGGCGGTGAAGGGTCTCGCGGACCTGGGGTTCAACGACGAACAAGGCGCCGCCGCCGAGTTCGAATACAGCGAGGAGGTGCCGGAAATGGCAACTTTCACACAGGAAGACCTGGACGCCCGCCTGGCCCTGCAGAAGCAGGAGCTGGACCGGGAGCTCTCGGCCCGGGAGGCGCGGTTCGCCGAGGAGATCAGGGCTGCCGCGGAGAAGGCCGCCGAAGATGCCCGGCAGAAGGCCGCGGCGGAGTTCGCCGAGAAGGAGCGCCAGGCCAAGCGTGAGGCCCGCAGGAAGGAGATCGACGCCTTCTGCGAGGATTTGATCAGGGAGGGGCGCGTCATCCCCGCGTGGATCGAATCCGGGCTCTGCGCGTTCATGGACGGCCTGGACGCCGAGACCGAGACCCGGTTCTCGGAGAATGGCGAAAAGGCCACGGGGCTGGAATTCTTCAAACAGTTTTTGAAGGGGCTCCCGGTCCAGGTCGAGTTCCGGGAGGTCGCGACCCGCGACAAGGACATCGGCGGCGGGGACGCCGGGGGCAAGCTCCACGCGATCACCCTGGCGATACAGGAAAAAAACGAGGGGATGTCCTACAGCGCGGCCTTTTCCGAGGCCCAGCGCCGACACCCCGACCTCGCGGCGGAATACGCCGCCGGCCTGAAGTAAGGGGGGAATCATGGCAACGGAAAACGGTATTTTGGATTTGAGTTTCGAGGCCGGCGAGGACCTGAGCAGCGACCAGTACAGGATCGTCCGGCTCTCCTCCGGCAAGGTGTACCGGCCCGACAACGCGACGGACCACCCCCTGGGGATCCTCCAGAACGCCCCGGCGTCCGGGGAGGCCGCGCGGGTCCGGGTCATCGGCGTAAGCAAGTGCCGGTTCGGCGAGACCGTCGCCGAGAACGAGTGGGTGAAGCTGGAGTACGTCTCCGCCACCGACGCCGGGAACGGCATGGACGCCGACGTGGCACTGGACCTGGCCATCGGCCGGTGTCTCAAGGGCGGCGGCGACGGCGAGCTGGGCGAGGTGCTGCTCTCCGGGGCGGTCCACCAGGTCAACGCCGCGAGCTAACCGCTTTCAATAGGAGCTGAAACATGACGATCAAGGAACAGATCATCGCGGGACCCCTCGCCGGGGTCTCCGTGGCGTACAAGAACATGGACTACATCGCCGACCGGGTCTTCCCGATCCTCGACACCAACGACCCCAAGGTGAAGATCACCAAATACATCCGGGGCGACTGGTTCCGCGACGAGGCCGCGATCCGGGCCGCCGGGACGAGGGCCGCACGTGGGGCGCCCAAGACCACCAGCGTCTCCGTCTCGCCGGACGAGTACGCCTTCGCCTCCGAGGTGACGGACGAGGACCGGCGCTTTTCCAAGTCGCTCGGCGCCCCAGCCCTCCAGCCGGACCAGGACGCGATCGAGTTCGCGGCAGACAAGGTCGACCTCAAGAAGGAGCGTCGGGTGGCGTCCCTGATCACCGGCGGAACATGGGCCGACGGGAACTCCGGCGGCGCGGACGCGGAGGGGCTGTGGAGCCCTGCAGGGTCGACGAACACGTTCCTGGCCGACATCGAGACCGGGCGGAAGGCGGTGCGCAGCTACATCGGGCTCAACCCCAACGTGCTCCTCATCGACGACGCGACCTACGGCGCGCTCAAGGAGTGCGAGGCGGTCCTCGACAAGATCAAGTACACCCAGCGCGGCGTGCTGACGCGGGAGCTGCTCGCGGCCATGCTCGACCTGGACGAGGTCCTGGTGGGGAAGGCGGTGTACTCCAGCGCGAACGAGAAGTCGGACGGCACGGACCTGACCCTGGTGGACATCTGGACGGTGACCGCGTCGAAGGGCATGGGATTCCTGTTCTACCGGCCGCCCCGCCTTGGGATGAAGGTGCAGTGCGCCGGACTCCAGTACCGCATCAAGTACGAGAACGGCCAGGCCAGGCGAACCAGCACGTGGCGGGAGCCAGCGGAGCACAAGGACGTCTACGAGGTGGCCGAGGATACGGACATCGTGCAGATCGACGCATACGCGGGCTACCTCTTCAAGGACACCTACGCGACCTGATGACGGAGGCCTGACATGAGGATCCGATATGACGGCCCGGCGGAGACCGTGGTGGTCGGGGGCTTCGGCCCCCACGCCAGGGGAGCCGTGAGGGCATACCCGGACGACGTGGGCCGCGAGCTGCTCGAAAACGCGAAGCGGCAGAAGTTCGTCGCGGTCGCCGATGAGCCCGCGCCGGCCGCGAAGCCGGCAAGGAAAGGGAAGGCCTGATGGCGTACTGCACCTATGCCGACGTGACCATGCAGCTCGCGGACCAGGACATCACCGACCTGTCGGACGACAGCGGGGTGGGCGCCCTGGACGCCGACGTGGTGGACCGGGCCATCGACGACGCGGACGCGGAGATCGACGGCTACCTGGGGAGCCGGTACGCCCTGCCCCTGGCGTCGACCCCGGCCATCCTGCGGAAGCTCTCGGTGGACGTGGCCATCTACAACCTCTACTCCCGGCGCGGGAACACGATCCCAGACGTTCGGAAAGACCGCTACGACAAGGCCGTGACGCTCCTGGACGGGATCCGCGCCGGCGACGTGAGCCTCGGTTCAACCGCCCCGTCGGCGGACTCCGACGCCGGGCCGGCCGCGACCACGTATCGGGATGACCGGGTCTTCACCCGCGGCTCCGACACGGCCGGGACCTCCGGCACCCTGGACAACTACTGATGGCCACGTACGACGTCGAGGAGATCGAGGACGCCATCATCACGGCGCTGGACAGCCTGATCGACAGCCTGGGAATCCGGACGGTGAAGACCTACCAGGGGGAGCTGGAGGCGGACGACATCTCCAGGATCGTGATAAACTTCCCGGCGGTCTACATCGTCTACGGCGGGTCGACGTACGCCGACCACGGGCCGCGAAAGGTCGAAACACTGACCTACCACCTCATGGTCTGCGACAAGAGCCTTCGGGCCGAGGACGAGGCCAGGCGCGGCGGGGCCCGGAACCCGGGGACATACGCCATGCTGGAGGGGGTGCGCGACGCCCTCTACGGATCCCAGCTCGGGCTCGACATCTATCCCATGCGCCTCGTCTCCCAGGCCAGCATCTGGTTCGGGGACGGGGTGAGCGTTTACGGGGCGCAGTACGAGACATCGCAGGCGCTCCTCTATCCCGCAACCGTATAGGAGGCAGCAATGCCCATCATTACACAGCGGGCGCAAGTCGCCTGCGAAATTGAAACCACAGAGGGGACCGCGGAGACCATCGCCGCAGCCGACGTCTTTCTCGTCTCCAACGCGAGCTTCACGCCGGAGATCGAGATGGTGGCGAGGCGGCCGCTCCGGGCGTCCCTGTCACCCTACCCTTCCATTCCGGCCAGGCGCTCCGCCAAGATGACCTTCGAGGTGGACCTCGTCGGCACCGACGGCGCCGGCCTAGCGCTGCACTTCGCCGACGCCATCAAGGCGTGCGGGGTCGAGCAGACCCTCGTGACGTCGACATCGGCGACATACGCACCAGGCGACACGGACACCGTCGTCCCCACCGTGACGCTCGCCATGTACATGGACGGCAAAGTCTACAAGATGTGGGGCGCCAGGGGCAACTTCAAGATACTCCTGGAGGCAGGGAAGCCGGGGGTGATCCAGTTCGAGTTCTGGGGGGCCGACTGGTCCGAGGCGGACGCGGCGCTCTTCACCAGCGGCGTCGTCCTCAACGACGTGACCCCGCCGCTTTTTGTCGGCGCGACCTTCACGATCAACAGCTTCGAGGCCATCGTCGGCAAGATAGAGATCGACTCCGGGAACAACCTCTACCTTCGGCCGTCCATGAGCGCGGACTCCGGATACCTGTCGGCGGCGATCATCAACCGGGAGAGCCGACTCACCCTCGACCCTGAAAACGTGCTTGTATCCGAAGAGGATTTTCTCGGGGAATGGCGATCCGGGACCAAGATGGCCATGAGCGCGGCCTTCGGGACGGTCGGCGGGAACCTGTTCGCCCTGACGGCGCCCGGGGTCCAGTACCAGGAGGTGCGCCTCGGGGACCGGAACGGGCTCTCCGTTCTGGAGATCTCCGCCCTGCTATGCGAGGACACCGGCGACGACGAGTGGGAACTCGCGGTGACGTAGTCATTGACTGGCCTGAATGCGGCCACTACCGAACGGCCGTTTGGGAAAAAAACTTCCCAAAAATTTCGGTCCGGTTGTTTAAAATCAACTATTTATAAAACAGGTTTGGGACATTTTTTTCCCAAATTTCCCGGGAAAGGGGATGCTCAATATGGGTTTGATCTTCGACATGACGGAGGAGGCGCTGGGGTCGAAATGGCGGGAGTACGCGGAGGGGGTCCGGATACTGATCCGGCCCATGACCCGCAGTGAGTTCCGCCGCATCCGGGCAGCTGCGGCGAAGGCCGCCGACAGACTCAAGACCGACCGGGACGCCGAGCTGGACCGGCGCCTCTACGAGCACATGGTCGCCGGGTGGGAGGGCATCGTGGACACCGCCGGGACCCCGATCCCGGTGACGCCGGAGAACATCCACAAGGTCTGCGACCGGGCCATCGACCTGGCCACGTGGATCACGGAGCAGTCCCAGTCCATGGGCTCCGGCCGGGAGGCGCAGGAGGAGGAGGCCCTAAAAAACTGACGGCCTGGGCGCGGTGGCTGTGCCGCCGCCCCAGGGGGATCAAGTCCTGCGCCGAGTGCCGGACGATCCGCAAGC